GTAATTGTGGTACCGCCAGAAGCATTAACAATAATCTGATCGCCCGACACCATTGTGTACGCGCCAGTCTTTATTGCCCAGTCGTTATACAAGCCACCGGCTGCCGCAAAACTTAAAACGCCATTACCGTCTGTCTTTAAAAATTGCCCGTTACTCCCTGCGGAGCTAGGAAGCGTCAAAGTAATATCTGCTGTAGCCGCAGGGCCAATAAGGGTAACCTTGTTAGCCCCGTTGTCACTATCTTCAAAGAATTGTAAGAATCCTGCGCCTGTCGCGCCATTCTTTAGCTGTATGCCCGCGTTAGCTATGGGCGTTGTTAATACAGGAGTTGTTAGCGTCTTATTAGTTAGCGTCTGTGTAGCCGCAATACCCGCCAGAGTATCCGTAGATGCTGGGAGGGTAAGAGTTACGTTACCTGAGAACGCAGAGTGTGCAGGCGCTTGGACTTGAGCATAGTGCGCGTTGTTTGACTCGCAATAAAACTTAACTGTTGATCTAGTTCCGCCATTTTTGATTGATATATTGCCTGATTCAATCTCTACCAGCCCAGCTATTACAGCCTTGACTGTACCAGTTGGTATCTCAATGACGTCTGCCGCCGCGTCGTTCTGAATGGTGACGTCGTTCGTTGATCCCTGCCCCGTAATCATTAGGCCGTTGGCGCTTGTATAGCCAATAGCCGCGTTATCACCAGCGGATGTGGTTGCCGTGGCCTCTACGGTTGTACCTGTAATTACGCCGCTGGAGGTGATTGCTCCAGAGGTGTTAAGTGCCGCCATCGTAGTGGTGCCAGTCAGATCTAAATCGACGAGGGCATCCGCGACTGCGGCGCCAGATCCGGCGCCATCAAGATATACAGCTTTCACAGCGCCACTAGCTATGTTGACGGTGGCTCCAGAGCCCTGCTTAATCGTAATGGTCTGAGATCCAGTGGTAGCGTTCTCAATAAACATTACTCGATTAAGGGTGTTGGGAGCAATTGTCAGAACCCTTGTGGTGCTTAGTGTGGCCCCAGATGTCACTTTAAAGTAAAAAGATCTAGCTGGGTCACTCGCGCCGTCTGCAACCGTAGTCGTAGAGTTTGCGTTCGAGGCAAAACAATTTTGAGTACCGAAGCCCAAAGCTTCGCCAATAAACTCTAAATTACTATTAGTTGTTGTGCCCCAGCTACCAGAACCCTCTCCAGTAGCGAGCTCTGTGAGTCGCAAATTATTAACGTATGTTGCCATTCTATGTGTCCTCTGTTATCTATCAACCACGCTGTAGTTGGGCACCTGTGCGGTGTCTATTAATCCCCAAACAGGCATCTTTACCATTGTGTCGGCTGTCATAGAAACGCCCGCTGGATATATGTTTGCATCCGCTGTAATCGTCACAGATCCGATAGAGAAAGTTGCAGAAACGCCCGTTGGCAACTCTACAACCTCATTTTCTAATACTGTAACGGAGCCAACGCTTGCTGTAAAGCCGACTCCTGTTGCGGGGACACTACTACCCGGCGATACGGCAAGTGCGCCAAGTCCAGACGTCATGGCACCAGCAGAAGTTAAAGTAACGGGTACTGCTGTGCCCCAAGAGCCATTTCCCCAGCTTGATCGCCCCCAGCCTGTTACATTAGACACGGCTAACCGCCCATATCAGCTTTCGCCGACTCTAGGTCCGTTTTAATTCTTTTTAAACAAATTTTGGCAGAGTAAGGCATATCTTGGTTCTCTAGCAAACATCTCAACTCTTCTAGTGAGCGATTTATTTTAACTAAAGCATCGCCAACCACTTTTAAATTTAATCCCATTATACACCTACGCGACCTGTTGCAAACCTTGAAATTTTCTGTCTAGGATTCTGCGCACTTTAGAGTAACTAATATCTCTAGCGCATTCATGCAAAGATGCGACCTCCTTGGCTATCCTTCTAGGCCCAAGACCCCTATCTTTGAGCCTATAAATCGTACAAAGAACCTCCTGTTCTTCCGGTATTTCAACTAATCGAGTGCGGGTCTTGTTGCCGTGCTTCTCCTGCTCCTTGCGATACCCGAATGGGGCGCTGCCGCCAATTGAGTATCCTCGACTGGCCCAGTCAACTTTTCCGTCTCCAAACCTATCTTTAATCGTGGAGTGCTCGATCTCAGCCACGGCAGATAGGACCATCAGCATAATCTGATTGGCCATCTCGTTCATATCAAACTTGCTTCGCAGGCCCTTCTGACCTTCGGGCTTTGGATAAACAATTGGGACCTCACCAAACTGCTCGCAGAAAAACAACGTAATCCCAATGTCCTGCAACACTGGTATTATAGATAAAAGGTCGGCGCTTGAGCGCGAAAGGCGGTCTAATCGCGTGCAAATAACAATGTCATTTTGATCTATAACGTCAGTCAGCCCTCTTGATCCTCCGCGCTCAAGTATTGGCAGGGTCCCAGATATCCCGTCATCGACAAAGAAGTCGGTCACATCGCGGTTATACTTTTCCTTCACAAATTCGCTAATCTGCTGCCTTTGAACATCAATAGAAACCCCGCTGCGCACCTGTTCTTTCGTGGAAACGCGCACGTATCCGTAAATATTGTTGATTTGCTTTAACGGCTTGATCATGCAGCTTTCCTCTCTCGGCATTTGTAGCCGTAGTCCACAAGCTCGGTGTAAAGCCGCTCCCAGTTAATATTAAGGGGGCGCCCATTGGTTGAGCGATCCGCAAATAGTACGGTCCCATTCTTTATTAGCTCAACACCAGCGTAGTTCTTCGGCACTCCGTCATACAAAATTTCTATGTCATGCACCTTGCAAACTCTACTAACACGATTAGCAAAAACTTTCTTGCGCTTTGCTGTTTCTGATACATTTGCCATTATTCTTTCCCCTCTCTTCGGTCGCGCCTGTCCTTCCATCGCTTCTCGACAGCCTTAATTCGCTCCTGCTCTTTGCGAATCTCGGCCTCGGTGTCAGAAGCACTACCAAATATCCTGTCAAAACTAGAATCAAATTTGGCCTTGTCTGCCTTTCTTTGACGATGCCCCTTACTCATAACGACACCCAGTCTCTTCGCCGCATTTCTATAACTTCCGGCGAAATACCTATCTGCGCAGCCACATCTTTTATATCGATTAAGCGGACCTTTCTTTGGTCCATCAATTTAAAGGCTATGCCGTATGTATCCCACTTTCTAAAATCTTGAAATGCAAAAAACAGGTCGTTCAGTGCTTTTTGTTTGCTAGTCATGCCGCTTCTCCCTTGTTGTTAATAAAATCATTCCAACGCTCCATCCCAACCTTGCTGTTTGCGCACTTATCGGCAATCGTGATCAAATACAATGCCAACTCTGCATTCTTTTCTGTCGCAACATCCACTAGATCCTCAACATCCATATCAACCTTGCCTGCCGCATTCTTGAATATCGCTGGCAGCATCATTGCCACATTGGGCGGAACCCCATACTTTTTTGCAAAAACATTTATCTTTTCAACTAAAACGCTCATCATTCCCTCCTTAATTAAGCTACATTGTAGCACATATCGTGTCGTTATGCCACTGCGCATACAAAAACGGCCAGCGAAAGCCGACCATTTTTCCTAAACATTTTTACTTTGGAGCAAAGTGAAGATCGAAGCTGTAGTACGGCTCGGTGAAGCCCCAGTCTCCGGTCACATCAAAGGAAGTGCAGATTCCCCATTCGTAGGGGCCATCTTCCCAAGTTACCGACCAGTTTTTAGAGCCGGTGTATTCAGCCTCCTCGCTGGGAGATCTCAGGGTCGGACCGTAGTCGGTGTTATAGCCAGCCTTTTTGGCGTAGGCTTTAAGTGCCTTGTGAAATCCCTTGGCGGCGCCCGCGCAGGTCTTGTACTTGCTTGGATCGAAGCCGTTTAGTACAGCGAACGTAGTGCCGCTGGTTGGATCTGAACATTTAGCGTGAAACATAATTTCTCCTATGCCCCCTTGGGGGCGATCAGTTTTGCTTTGGTTGGTCTCTTGTAAAAGCCGAACTTGTTATCGTCTTCGCTGGCCTCAACAGTAGCAGAGAAGGTAACGCGACTGCCGTTGACGGTAGTCTCAGTCTCGTAGGCCGCGTCAGACAGTGAGCTAGGCACAGTGCCCCAAACCTTAAAGCCTCGATCATCACGGACCAGCATCTTGAGGGTATTGCCGTAGTAGCCTTCCTGAATCTTGACAGTAATGACCTCACCAGTGATGGCCTGCTTGCCGTTCACGATAGCCTCTGCATCAGCGTTCTCAGCAGCACTCTTTGCCGCCCACTCGGCCTTCTTGGCTATGTTGCCGTCAATGATCTTCAAGACAGCCGCACACTGCTTTGGTGACAGCTTGCCGTAATCGGACAGCGTGTTGCCCAAGCTATCAGCGAAACTGTCGCTGCCGTCACCGCCGTTGCGGTTCAGCCACATTTCGATCTCGCCAGCGCGTTCCACAGTTTTAAACCATGTCTTGCGGGCGTTGGCAACAATGTTGCGCTTGATAGCGTTGCTATACGCCTCTGGGTTTTCGATCTCGCTTCCGCCTGCTGTGTATCCCATAACTTTCTCCAATTGATTGACTACATTGCTATAGTCTCACATATCGTGTCGTTGTGCAAGTGTTTGTACCAAATAAATCAAACCTTACAATGAATTTAATAGATCTACTGTCCAGTATTCACCGGCCTCATCACTTTAGTTAAAAAAGTCGTATTTTTATTCCTCTTCAGATTTTATAGACCAACCAGACTCTTTGTTTATGTCTTCTAAATATTCAACTATTACACGGTTCAGTCCATAAAGAGCTTCATCGTTTAATTGACTTTCGTTAAGCGTAACCAAATGGATTTTTTTGGCTCTACTTGGAGGGGTCATATAAATTTTCATTTTGCTTTACCTTTAGGTTTGCCCCCGAAGGGGCGGTTGGTGTTTAAGCGATCATCGCTCGCTTGGTTGAGCCGACTTGGCTGTTCAGTGATACCTTCTTACCCTTGGCGTATCCAGACATGTAAGAACTGCTGCATCCGACGCTATAGGACCTAGCTGACCCGTATCGAAGATTGAAGTGCTTCACAATTAAGTCTTTCTTTACTACAACCAGATCTGTACCAGTCGTCGCTTTGCTGAGCTCCGCCTCTCGCTCGGCTTTAATTGCTCTGCACTGGACCAAGATTCCTTCCACAACCCCCATCTTGAAGCTGTTGCGCCCTCTGCGCGTGCCCTCAAACTTCTTGGCCAGTCTCTCAGTCACCCCGACAAGGTAGTCAAACATCATTAGCGCAACCTGAGTGTCCTCTGGCGTACCGCAGAACCTGACCTCACCGCTTCGCTTGGTAGGCATCGTGCTGGTTATGTATGATGCCGCCCACGCCAGATTCCATACCCAACTAGAGTTTCGGGCCTCACCAGTCTCCGCAGAGACCATGTCGTCCTGCTTGAGCGTCTGCGCGGTGAGCTCGGCGTACTGAATGTCGTACTTTCGCATCATGCCCTCGGCGCGTCGCAGCGCTATCGACGCCTCGTTCTCGTTAGACGCGGAGTGCTTGGCCATAGCCAGCAGTTTCTGCACTCGGCTCAACAGCTTTTCTCTATCGTTCATATCAGTCTCCAGTAAAAAATGAATTCTCTCTCAACAGTTCCCATTATACACATATCGTGTCGATGTACAACTTTGTATACAACTATTTAAAGACCTTATTTCTATAAGTAAATCTTTTTATATTACTATGGGTATAAAAATAATGTGCATAAAGGTGTACATCGACACGATATGTGCTATTATATGTATGTAGGGTAATTAACCAATAAGAGGAATGAGGCAATGATCGAGACTACTTATTACAACGTCGAGCAGATGGTTCCCAATAGCCCCGAGGGTGTGGGCGTCTGGGGTTGGACTTGCAACACTCGCAACGACAAGATGACTGATCGCGCCGAGGCCGAAGCTAAGATGGCCGAAGAGATGGCGGGATGGGAGAAGTACCTTGCTGAAGAGCAGGAGCGCGTGGCAGAGGGTCCTGAGGAAGCAAAAGACTATATTGCTGAACTTCAGGCTAACGTAAATTTTCGCATTACTGAAGAGGTCAAGAACTTCACCCACGTTTGCATGTTCGGATACAGCGACGTTCACGCTTACGAGATCGTCAAAGTTGTAAGCGACAAGACTGTCGAGGTGCGCAAGATGGAGACCAAGCACGACATCAGCCACTTAGAGCAGGTAGCCGGAGGATTTTGTGGCCACGTTGTCAACCAGCGCAACCAGAAAGTGACTTACGAAAGCGACCCGAGCGCACCAGTGGTTAGAATCAGAAAGAAGAAGAACAATCCAGAGGCTTGGACCGCGAATGGACAGAGATTCGCATTAGCCACCGCGCCTTACGCCTTTTACGATTACAACTTTTAGTTAACCGCCCCTTCGGGGGCTTCAATTAATTAAGGGATACATTATGAAAACATTTACGAAAGCAACGGTCTTAAAAGCTGTTTCTAAAATCCACCCAAGCATCGAGCTAGTCCATGACGATGAGTGCGGGGAATATAGGACAGACTTCTGGCTTGAGGAAGATTCAGAATTGGTGTTTGGGAATAGTGGCGGCAAGGTGATGTGTTTCCCGACTTGGTTCGTTAACCCAACTCAACCCAAGTCTGAATACTGGGAAGCGGTCTACGCTGAAATTCAAGATGGTTTCATAGAGTGTGGTAAGGTTTAATACAACCGGCTCCCTACGGGGGGGCATTTTGGAGAGACAATATGCAAAATTATTTTAGAACCCTAGCTGCAACAAGGGCGACTGCAATTAAGCCGGAGATGACTAAGACG